GGGCGAGTTCGTCTCCTTCATCGTCAACCAGAACGGAGTCGCGCTCAACTTCGCCCGCCTCGCTGCCAAAGTCGCCACCCGCAGCTATCGCAACGTCGAAGACTTCGACGATTACCGCAAAGCGATCCAAGTCACCCTCGCCCCGTGCCGGAACACCTACGTGGCGAGCAACATGGTCAGAACGAACGCCGCCCACTTCAACGTCAACGAAGAGCAGATCGACATGTTGCTGTCGTTTCTAGTGTCCTTCGCCCGCGGGTTCGTCAAGTTCTCCCACACCACCGCTTTCGAGAACATGACCCTGACCCTCGACGTGACCTCTGCGCGTTGCAACCCCCCGCCAGAAATCACCGCAACGCCAGAGCAACGGGCCGCCACCACCGACACCGCCACCGAGCCGATGTACGTCTGCAAATACACCCGCAGGCCCGAAGATTGCGTCCACAATAGCTGTAAGCGCAAGACCGGAAAGGGCATGCGCATCCTCGGCTCTGTGTTGAATGCGATCGCCATGTGAGCTCGCAAGGGGGGTTAAGCCATTCGAATCTCATGTCTACCTCCACCTCAATTCCAAGGACCAATTGGACGAGGCAGCAACGTAGCTCCATCGAAAACGCAACATGCCACGCACCAACAACAAGAAGCCAAACGGCAACAGCCGCAGGCGCAAAGGGAACGGCCGTGCCGCCCGACGCCGCTTCACGGGCACCACCCGCAAACAGGTATTCCAGACCAACGGGAATGGCCTGAGCAACCGAGGCGCTGTCCGCCGCCCCCTCGTCGAACGAAAATTCTTCGAGAAGGGAAGCGACTTCCTCGGACCGCTCACCGTCAAGGCCGGAGCCAACATCAGCTCCGCTGCCGACCGGATTTTGCTGGCCAATAGCATCAGTCCGTCAGCCTATCCGGGCACGAGACTCACCCAGCTGGCCCCACTTTGGGAACGCTACCGTTTCCGGCGCTTTAAACTGCGCTGGGTACCCGCGGTCCCGAAGACCATCGCGTGCCAGCTCATCGTCTATCAGGACACAGATCCTCTAGACGACCCCTCCTCCATCTCCGACGCGGACTCGCTCGTACGCCAGGCGACCGCGCAGACCGGTTCACAGCAGTTCAACTTCATCAATCCCATGTCGATCGAACTTGCGCAGAGAGCGGACGACCAGCTCTACTACACCGGCGAAGACAAACTGAACGAACGCTTCTCCCGGCAGGGCAATTTCTATGTCATCCAGGTCACCGACCCCCTCAACTTCAACGGGGGCGCGATCACTGATGACATCATGGCCGGCTCGCTGTATGTCGACTGGGAGTGCGAGTTCCAGGTTGCGCAGATTAACC